TCCAGGTCACTCTAAGGCTAAACGCACCCGTACTTGGAAGCGCTTTAACCAGCAAATGGGTGACCTAGAAAAGGCTTATCGTGGTCCATATATGTTGGCAGAGGCTCCTAATGAAAAAGGTGCTTTTGATGACTACCCCGATTCTCTTGCTATTGCCTGCTTTATGACCATGACGGATACCATGCCCCAGATACAGGTGGCGGAATCTCCATTCTTCGGTCGCTAAATGGTGCTAATCTTAGATATTAATTAATTCAACCCTCACGGAGGCTTACGTGAACGTAGCACCAGCACCACAATTCCCAGAGCGCTCACCGAACGTTTTTGAACGTTCAATGGCGCCAAGCATCCCAGGCAACCGAGGACCGTTGCGTTTTGAAGAAGGTGTCGCAACTGACACTGACGTTCCAAACGACTTCGCCAAGGGCGCATACATGGATCCGACATCTGCCCCAGGTCGTCAGAACCATAACAACCCTGAGATGTTTTACAAGTACCCAGAAGAGACTATGCGTGAGCGTGCTCACGTTGGCTCCGCTTCATGGATTGAAGCCCCATCGGTTTTGAGCGAGTTCGTTCAAGGATCAATGTCAGGCGACGGCATGCCAGCATTTGAGTACGAGTACAACAGCGGCGGTCACATGAACCGCATGAACCCAACAGTCGTTAACGACTAAGTATGGAAGGCGGCGCCGACGCAGGCGCCAGCACATCCGACAGCGATGTTAATGGTGGGGGGAGTCCAACGACTCCCCCTACTAATACCCAAAGTGGGATAGCCATCGGTCAGGTGTATGCTGGGGCTGGATTCTTTGCTGGTGCGGTTAAATCCCGCAAGCAACATTTCCATGAGACTCAGCAGCAGTACCGACGCCCTGATTACGGGACGGGTGACCGCAACCCAATGCTAGGACACACTCCAGGTCCTAAGGGTGGCATTGACATGAAGCGCAATATGTCTGGGCTGGGTGTGGGTTACACAGATGCTCTTGACTTGTTTAAGCCACAAGGCACTTCTGTCAACAAAAAATCTAATGGTGTAAAACGCCAATACCGTGCTATTGACCCTATGCGTCGTCGTGAAGCAGGAACTCGTGCATATCTTAAGAATAACCCTCAAAATAAGGACGGAGTGTAATTTATGGGAAATAGGTCCAGCCTAGAAAAAAGACTTGCTGAAGCCAGCATTGATGACGTAATTAAGTACTCAACAGGCAAAGGTCTTAAAGAAGCCCAAAGTACCTTTAGCAAGTTATCCCAAAGCACTACTGGCACTACCAAAGCAGGCGACATCAAACGTGGTGGTAGCAAACCTTATTTGCTAGGTAGTTCCACCAAACTAGAACATAATGATACTTCTGGTGAAACCAGTGTCCTTGGTTCAAAACAACTTGTGCAATACCTACAACCATCCACACAAGGTGGCATCAAAGGTTGTAACACCTGTGGTTCTGAAACAAAAGGTTGCAAAGGCGCTTGCCTTAGTGGCTCAGGTCAACTCGGACTAACTGGTGGAGAAATTGCCAAACAGACACGGACTAAAATGGCATGGGAGCACCCAGATCAATATTTAGGTCTCGTACATTCACAAATTCGTAACCATGAAAGAACTGCGCAAGGGATGCGTAGGACTGCTGTTGTTCGTTTAAATGGAACCTCTGATGTTGGCTGGCACCGCCTGGGTGAGACCTCAGATCTTCTGATTGGATCCCGTCCAAAGACTCAATTCAATGAGTACACAAAGTTTGATACTCACGACGTCGTAGAGCATGAGGATCCAAATCCTTACAGCAATTACCACCAAATCCATAGCGTGACCGAGAACACGACAGTTCCCCGCATTCAGCAAATTACTTCTTCAGGACGAAACGTTGCGGTACCTTTCAATATTAAGAAAGGTGAGTCAGTTCCTAACGCTGTAACTTTGCGAGACAAGCAAGGTCGTAGCATTGACCTACCAACCGTTCGTACAGAACGTGGTGAGTCCGCAGGAGATGCTCATGACATGCGTCACCTTGACCAAAAGATTGGTGGCGCTGTAGTTCTTCGTGCTAAAGAAATCACTGTTCAAGGACGCCGTGGCGTGTTTGATAAGACTGGTTTTATTCGTCCTATGGAAACCCCTGTGCAAGCACCACAACGTAGGAAGCACACAGAATGACCGACGCTTGGGCACTCATTATTGCCACACTTATTACTTCTGTAACAGGAGCACTTGGTCTTACCATTAAGCAGTTCATTGCTATGCGTAAAGAGAACCGTTTAGATCATGGCATGGTCATGCTTCATTTAAAAGGTGTGAAACGTGCTATTGAGACCAATAGTGAAAAATTAGACAGTGTAGGCGAGCGCCTTACCAACCACTTGGATTGGCACCTAACAAAGAAGTGATACTAGACACACCCGTGAATAGGGTGCTAGGATGTTCCTGACCGTAATTCTGAATTACAAAAGGTTAGGTATTTGTGAAACAAGAAGACCATAAAAGTAGTTTATTGGATGCGCTTTTAAATCCAAAAGACGATGCAACATCCGATACTTGCAAGTTTACTCGCACCAAAATGAAGATGTCTTCTGATGAACAAGAGGCTATAGACAGAGCCATTGAACTTATCCGAGAAGATAACGGTTTGGGCAAAAGTAAAACGTACAGTGCGTCATGGCTTACTAAAGTCATGCGCCAACATGGATACAACGTAAGCATAAGTACCATCCAACGGCATGTCAATAAGGATTGCTGTTGTTACCAAGGAGGCGCACAATGAGTGAACTGGCAGACGCATTAAGTAATCCACCACAAGACAAGAGCAAACTTCTTGGCAAGTTGGTGGAAATGTTGGAGCGTAAAAACATTGACATCAACGAAATTGGTGATGTTAGAAAAGTAAAGTTGTATCAGTCACTTACAAAAGACGCTGACGGTGAAGCACAAATCCACGATCTTGCAGCAATTCAGTTCAGCCCTAAATGGGAGACTGGTCCTGAATGGCCTGTTGTAAAACAAGGTCCTGCTGTCAAGATGCCACCAGTAACAGCCAAAACTAAAAAGCCAACAACATTTAAAACATGTGTAATTGTTCCCGATATTCAAATTGGATATTACCGTGGTCGTGATGGTCAGTTGGAGCCAACTCATGATGAGAAAGCAATCCATGTTTGTTTAAAGATGATTCAAGATACCCAACCTGAAGTCATTGCATGTGTGGGAGACAACTTGGACTTTCCTGAAATGGGTAAGTATCTGACGTACCCTGCGTATGCACAAACTACGCAAGCATCTATTGATCGTGCAACTTTCTTCTGTGCACAAATGCGAGCAATGGCTCCTAATGCAAAGATCATTTGGCTTGCAGGAAACCATGAAGAGCGCATGCCTAAGTACATCCTTGTTAACGCAGGTGTCGCTTATGGTCTGCGTAAGGGAAACATTCCTGAGTCATGGCCTGTGTTAAGTGTCCCTTACCTGTGTCGCATGGATGAATTTGGCGTGGAGTACCGTCCAGGTTATCCAGCAGCAGATTTCTGGGTCAATGAAAAACTCCGTATTATCCACGGTGATCGTGTGAAGTCGTCAGGATCCACAGCACACGTTTACCTCAACCAAGAAAAGACGAGCGTCATCTATGGTCACATACACCGAATTGAAACAGCATTTAAAACTCGTGAAGACTTTGATGGACCAAGAACCATCATGGCGGCTTCTCCTGGTTGCCTTGCTCGGATTGACGGCGCTATCCCTTCTACTCGTGGCGGGGTGGATCTAGACGGACGTCCGCTAACTCGCTACGAGAACTGGCAACAGGGTCTTGGAGTCGTTCAGTACGAAGATTCAGGAGCACATCGCTTCTCTTATGACGTCATCCCTATCTATGACGGTTGGGCAATGTACAACGGCAAGGAATATCAGGCAGACTAATGACAACCATCATTGGCGTACAAGGTGATGGCTTTGCTGTCGTGTGCGTTGATTCTCGTATTTCTTCTATGGACTCCACTGGGCTATCTCAGATTGGTACGTTACGAGAAGGGTCTAGCAAGGTTGCAATAAACGGCAAGTACTTGTTAGGAGCGGCTGGAGACGTTCGTGCAATCAATATCTTGCACCATGTCTTTCAGCCACCTGCACCCCCTCCAAATGTCAAAGGAAAGAAACTAGACCAGTTCTTTACTGCCAAGTTTATTCCTGCTCTACGGGAATGCTTTGATTCTCAAGGCTATTCCATCCCTGATCGTGAAGACAAAGAACATATGGCAGAACAGGGGTCTACCCTTTTAATTGCTGTAAACGGCGTTATCTACATCGTGGATGGGGACTACTCGTGGGCATCAGAAGCCAATGGTCTTTACTCAATAGGCTCAGGTTCTGCCTACGCTTTGGGGGCAATGCAAGTACTCACACATAACAAGAAGCAAACCGTTCAGCAGGCTAAAACCCACGCTATTAAGGCTTTAACTATTGCTGCTCGCTTTGATCCCCATACGGGCGCTCCGTACCATACATATGTTCAAGAGCAAGAAAACACCCGTACTCGTAAAACGGTATAATCAATCTAAACCTATTCAAGGAGTCATCATGGCTGATCTCAAGAAAACACACGCAGACGCAACAATTAAGGGTGCCGCAATCGGACTCTTGGCTTATGTCGCTGCAAAATACAATGTCTCACCAGAAGTAGTTGCTGTGGCAATTCCACTAGTAGCCGCTGGTTTGTCAGTGGTATCAAGCAAGATCGGTGATAAAAACACCGCACTATTGTTGAGCCTTGCAACAAAAGCAATTGAACAAGCACCAGCACCAATCAAGGCACCAGCAAAAAAGACTGCTCCAAAAAAGAAGTAGTATTTACATACCTACTCTTTTATTGATAAGGTGTAACTGATGGCTGTTGATTTCTGGTCCCCGTCTTACCGTGCATCTTCAAGCGACCTCACTGTTGCTATCAGCCCTTTGGGTTTGGTGGAATTGGCAGACGAAGAGTTTGAAGTCCATGGACCACGTTTAAACCGCTACAGCGCAGCGTGGGCTTGGTATTTAGGACACCACTGGAGTTATCGCCGTGAGATGGGTGAGTCACAGTTCTACTTGAACTATGTCCGCACTATGTCGGATTACATTACTAACTTTTGTTTTGGTAAAGGTGTTCAATTTAAAACACCTGAACAGAACGGCGCCATCATTCCACACCTGCTTCACCGTGTATGGGATCAAGACAACAACAAACACTTTGTGTTGTGGGAGATGGGTCAACTTGCTTCAGTAACTGGTGACTGCTTTGTCAAAGTTGCCTTTGAAGAGCCTTACGTGGATTCTGTAAACATTGCGCATGAAGGTCGTGTGCGAGTCATTCCGTTGAACCCAGCGCATTGCTTCCCTGAATACCATCCACATGACCGTGATCGTTTGATTCGTTTTAAACTCAAGTATCGCTTTTGGGGAACTTCTCCAGAAGGTACTCGTCAGGTATATACCTTTACTGAAATCCTTACTGATGATACTGTTCAACAATTCATCAATGATGAACTCATTGACCAGTATGACAATGTGTTGGGAACTATCCCCATCGTTCATATCCCAAATACGACCATCTCGTCATCGCCTTGGGGTCAATCAGATGTCTGGGACATCATCCCACTGAACCGTGAACTTAACGAGAAGATGGTTGAAGTATCTGACATCATCAACTACCATGCTGCTCCTGTAACAATTATTACTGGTGCTAAGGCTTCACAACTAGAGCGTGGTCCTAAGAAAGTTTGGGCAGGTCTTCCTAAAGACGCTAACGTTTTCAACCTTGAATCTCGTGGTGAGATGTCGGGTGCTTTGGAATACATCAGTGTTATTAAGCGCACCATGCATGAAATCACTGGTGTGCCTGAAACTGCTCTTGGTCAATTCCAACCAGTATCCAATACTTCAGGTGTTGCTTTGGCTATCCAATACCAGCCAATGATGAATCGTTTCATGATGAAAAAGATTCACTTCACCAAAGGTTTAGAGCGAGTAAATGAACTCATCATTCGTACCGTGGCTATCTTTCAACCTGAGTGGCTCTCATATAATCCTTCACTTGCTGCGGAACCCGAACCAGATCAACTCCCTCAGTTAGACCCTCGGGATCCAAGTATCTATAAGACCACAGTGCACTGGCCTGAGCCATTGCCTGTAGATGTGCTTATTAAACTTAATGAGGTTCAAGCCAAAATGGCATTGGGTCTGGAATCTAAGCGTGGTGCCTTGCGTACCTTGGGCGAAGAGTTCCCCAATGAGAAGATGCTTGAGATCTTTGAAGAACTTCAAGATGACGCCTTGGATCAGGGCGCTCTTGACATGATGCGTGCCCAAATCCAGCAAGCCATTATGTTGGCTACTGGAATGGTTACGAATCCAGACGGAGGGGCGGCTCCCGCACCCACACCTTCTGGAGATGGTAATGTGGCTTCATCTGATAGCGGTAACGCTCCTTTACCAGGAGTGCCACCAATAGAAGAGGAGTTAGTAAACAAAATAGTTTCACGGGCATACGGGGCAAGGTTCGCCCAACGCCGTAACCCAGACGAAGACAATTAAGGTTTAAAAAAACTGTTATTAACCGCCAAACAAACTAGGTAAGGAAAACATTATGGCTAAGAACGTCAGTCCCGAAGGGGACATTATTACAGTACCTGCGGACGCACCGATGGTGGAACGCTTCGTAGAAAGTGCTATGAGTAAGCCCAGCAAAACCTTCACTGAAGAAGAAGTTGAAGGCATCCGCAAGCAAGAAAAAGATAAAATGTACAAGCGCATTGAGGAAGCGGATTCCCGTGTGAAGTCAATGGAAGACCAAATGAGTGTAATCTCCTCAGAGCGTGAGGCAGCCCGTAAAGAGGCTGACGAACGTAAGTCCAAGGAATCAGAACTTCTTCGCCAACGTGAAGTGGATGAACTGAGTGCCAAGGAACTTATCGCCAAGCGAGAAGATGAGTTTAACCTAAAACTCAAAGAAATTGATGGCGACTACCAGCGACGCTTTGCAGAGATTGAAGCCCAGCGCCAGTCCCAAGAGGCAATCATTGAAAAAGAGCGCCGACTCCAAGAACTCAACTCCTACCGCCAGCGTCGTCTGGGGGAGGAACAAGAGAACATCATCCCTCAACTCGTTGATCTTGTGGCGGGTAGTTCGGAAGATGAGATTGAAACATCTATTAGTGTACTTCGTGACCGAAGTAATGCTATTATTGAATCAATCCAACAAGCGACTGCGCAACAGCAAGGTCGCTTGAGGGGGGCACCAGTAACGGCGCCTCCTGTCGGGCCAATGGAAACTCAGACGGAATACCAACAGTTGAATGCGGATGATATCCGTAACATGACAATGGATCAGTATGCAAAAATGCGTGATCGGCTACTCAATGCCCGCCCTAATAGGGGCAGGTTTTAAACCACATACCCAAACTTAATCCTAGGAGGATTATAATATGGCTTTCCCAGCCCCAACAGGTGGTGCGGTAACAGGAGCAGATCTTGGTTCAATTACCACGACTGGTTACTCCTCAGACGCAACACTTTCACCAGCAATTCAGCAAATTTGGTCAAAAGAGATTTTGTTCCAAGCAATGCCAGTCCTTCGTTTTGAACAGTTCGCTGTCAAGAAGACGGAACTGGGAGTCATGCCAGGTCTCACCGTCAACTTTATGCGTTACAACAACCTCACGGTTGATGCTGGCGGCTCGGAGTTGGTAGAAGGCGTCCGCATGGAACCATCGGCTTTGACTGCTTCGCAGATTCAAATCACCGTGAAAGAACAAGGCAAGTCGGTTGCAGTAACCGAGTTGCTCTTGAACGCATCATTTGATGACGTTATGGCATCGTCCAGCCGCTTGCTCGGTCGTCACATGGCACAGTCCATGGACGTTCAGGCACGCAACACGCTGTACGCCGCAGGCGTTCCATTTGGTGGCGGTTCAGCAGTAGCACCAAGCGTTGTCTTCGGTCGCAAGACCAACGGCAGCACTCGTGGCTCAGTTGCTCCATACGAGTACTCGGCAGCAGGCTCGGCTTCGGCTCCTGGCTACCTCTCACCAGCAACCATCAAAGACGCAGTACAGGTCCTTGCTGGTCAAAACATCCCACGCCTCGGCGACACCTACGTGTGCTTCGTTCACCCAGCCCAGAGCCGCTCGCTCCGTGACTGGCCTGAATTCATTGAAGTCACGAAGTACGCTGCTCCTGGCAACTTCATGCTCGGTGAAATCGGTCGTATCTACGACGTAGTGTTCATTGAGACCACGCAAGTTCTTCAGGGTGGCACTGGAATCGTTGACGTAACCCCAGGTGGTTCAATCAACGACCCAACAGCAACATCATACTCAGCCATGATGATCGGAGACAACGCATTTGGTCAGGCTATTGCCTTGCCAGTTGAACTCCGTGACGGTGGCGTCATTGACTTCGGTCGTGAGCATGGTCTTGCTTGGTACGCAATCTGGGGCTTCGGCGTAATCACGCACGAATCCCGAGTGTTGATCAACACCAAGGGTGGCGCTATTGACGCTAACTTCTAATCTTTAGAAGTAAAATGCAGTAGAGTATGGGGCGGGGAAACCCGCCCCATATTCATAAGTAAACTCAAACAACTAGGAGACAGTTATGGCAACCAAAAAAGCCAAAGTAAATGAATTTGCAGAAGTAGACGAAGATACAGAAGAAACTCCTGCCGTAGAAGTACAGCCCCTTGAAGTACAAGCCGATCAAGTAAGTGGTCGTGTAAAAGGCACTTGGCTCATGTTCTGGGGTTCAAACAGTTACGACTTTAAAGATGGTGTGCGCTACAACCTTCCTCGTGATCTTTATGATTACTTGAAGAAGAGTGGCAATATCTACGACACACTCTAAAGTGTCGGGCAGCGTGCTCTGTAAATAAGTATACTTAGAGCACATACTCTCTAGACCCATGAGGTAAACAATGCCTGGCTTCACCGTTCCTAATGCAACCGATTATGCAGGCGGGACCATTGCCTCTTTGGACCAGTCAGAGCCAGACTCCTTAGACTTTTCAAGCATTGCTGATCACCGTTCTGGTATCATCAGTGGTGGAAACGTTACTACCGTAGTAAGCGCTGCTGGTAATGGTACTCCTGCTTACCTAAACATCACTCTTTCTACTGTAGAAGTGCGTATTGGCACTACATATGGAACCATTACGGGATCTACCGTTATTGTTGCGGCAGCACCTGTCAACACAGATACTCGCTTTGACATTATTGTTGCTTATAACAACAGTGGTACTTTCCAATTTGATGTTGTCCAAGGAACCGCAAGTTCTACAAACCCAGTGTTCCCAACCCTTACAAGTACTCAAATTCCTTTGTATGCGGTGTATGTCAAAAATACATACAACACTTCCTATACAACTTCTCTTGTTGTAGATAAGCGCTCATTCAATTCTTCAACACTAAGTCGTGTTGCATCAGGAGCACCATCTGGCAGCACGGGCATTGTGGGTGACACTTTTGTCACAAGTACAGCAACTGCAAACGTTGGGCAGTCACAGGTCTATGTTAAGACTGGTGCATCTGCTTGGACAACCCTTGCCCAGTATGTAGCCACTGCCTCTACCAACACAGCCAACTCTGTTGTATACCGTGATGCAAGTGGAAACTTTGCCGCAGGTACAGTAACCGCCACAGCCTTTAGTGGTTCTGGTGCTTCACTTACAAGTATTCCTGGGTCCGCCCTTAACGCAGGTGCCGTAGGTACAACACAACTTACAGATGCTTCAGTAACGGTCGCCAAACTGGCTACGGGAGCGGCTCGTGCAGGGTTTAACTCCACAAGGGCTACTGCTACCATCGCAAGCAACAACTACACAGTAACAACTGCTGACCTTGGCAAACTCCTTGAGTTCAACCCCACAGCAGCAAACATGACTATTACCGTTCCAGGTACAGGATTCACTGACGGTGACCGCATTGACCTTCTTGCAATTAACTCTGCTGCTTACACAGTTACCATCCAAGGTGACTCTGGTGTAACGGTAAATGCTGAAGGTAATAGAAAGACGCTAAAGGCTCAATGGGCTGGAGCCACCCTTATCAACCGTGGAACCAATACGTGGGTGCTTATCGGCAACCTGATCGCCTAGGGCCATGATTCCAGGAATCGTAGAGTCCTCAAGGTGGGTCGCTTCTTTTAGCGATACTTTTAATCGTACAGATGCTGCAAATATTGCTACGTCTAATCTTGAATGGGCAGAGGTTATTGGCGATTGGCAAGTGGTTTCAAACACGGCATATACCCCTACTTCGGCATCTTCTTATCCATTAGCAGCCATAGACACTTTTAGAGAAAATACTTCAGTCACTTCATACAACGGTGTAGGTACTGGTTTTGGCGCTGGTTTTGGCGCTGCTTTTTGGGTAGTTGATTCAAACAACTGGTGGGCAGTAGTTAGTGATGTGTCTACTACTCAATCAAGTGGCATAACATACTCTTGCCCCAGTGGCGGCACAGTTGAGGGAACTACTTGCAAAAAAACGTGTTATCAAACTTGTTATGACACTTGTTATGATGCTTGCTGTACAGATGGTTACTGTGCTAGTGGTTCAGGAAGTTGTGGTGGTGGTGGTTACGCCTATGGTTGTGCTACTACAGTGGCAGGTGGTTGTGACCCTGCTCGTTACTATAACTGTGGTGGGGCTACGACTGGCAACCCAAACTTGTATACCTGTACGGCTAACCCTTGCCAAGCCTGCCGTTATGTCCAAACGTATGATCCAAATACTTATCCATACTATTTTACCTATTATGAATGCTTTTCAGGAGTGGTGCCAGCCTCTACTTCATGGAGTGCAGGAACAGTTACAGCAACAGTTGCTTGCAACCCTCATACTTGCCCTACTGGGTATTCTTGTAACCCTTACGCATGTGATTACACTGCAACTGCAACAACTACCACAGTTACCAATTACGCACACACTATAAAGTTACTGCGTAAGTTGGCAGGAACCGTTTCTGTTGTTGCAACACAGTCACTTGGGTCAGACCAAACTACTCCTATTTACCTCACCTCCCTTTCAGTAAGTACAGTAGGTAACATAATCACTTATTCAGGATTGCGCAATGGTTCTACAAATTCGTATACTGCTACAGCCGTAACTCCTACCAAGAATACAAAACACGGTATTATAATGGCACCAACTACGGCTGGTACACAGGGAAATAGAATAGATAGATTTGATTACAACGCATAGGAGCACAAAATGGAACAACAGTTAACAGCAGAAGAAAGACTTGCAATTTGTAAAGGTTGCGATCGTCTTTTTAAACCCACAATGACTTGTAAAGAATGTGGTTGCTTTATGAAAGTTAAAACGCATATGAAATCTCAAAAATGCCCAATTGGAAAGTGGTAACAACATGGCTTATCAGATAATTAAAACAAGTCTTGGACCTTTGGTTGAAAGTGAAGGAGACTTCTATTCTTTGACAGACCACTATGGTCTATTTGATATTACCGAAAATCACCCAGAATTCCTTGAAGCCCTTAAACAACACATACTAGATACCTCTACAGAAATGCTCAATGACATTAAAGAAGGTTTTATTATGGGTGCTGTACTTCCAGCCAATGGTTTATACGCTTATCTAAACTCTTTTAGCATTTACACGCAGTATGTACATCAACATTGGGGTCCTTATCAGCAAGCACTGACCCAAGCGAAAGCCACACAATGACACTAGAACGACCTATTCCTAAGCCCACAGGAACTGTTGCGGACATTACACGAGTCCTTGGAACCATGTCGCACCGTCGTCGTGAGCAACAACCAGAGGTAAATCAACCGTCACGAGACTCTACGCCTGGGGCTGGTTCAGGCGATCAGTAATTTGAAGTAAACTATAGGCATGGCTATATATTCCGCTGCAATCCTTGATGATGTTATGACTGTAGCGAGAAACTACCTTCGTGACTTTCCTCGCTTCTTCCAAGTATCTTTTGATGCTGTAGGGCGCACCTACGAACTAGGGCACCCCAATATTGACCAAGACACCATGTGGATTGCTTCCACTGTAGGTG